CCAGCTTGGCGGAAGCACTGAGCAGAAGACAGAGGAGCAGATCAAGACCGGCGGCACGCAGGCATCTTCCCTGAAAGATCTGTCTGAGGCAGATGCGATCAAGAAAGTCGGCGCTCTGTTCACGGCGGACATGAAGAAATCCGGCATCCTGGCATCGGTATCGCTGGCGCAATTTATTCTGGAATCTGGGTACGGGAAATCCGAACTGGCCCAGAACGCCAACAACTGTTTCGGGATGAAGAAATCCCTCTCCGGAAATACCTGGGCGGGATCTTCGTGGGACGGTAAGTCCGTGTACACGAAAAAAACGCAGGAGGATGATGGAACCGGAAAGCTGTATACCATCACAGCCGAGTTTCGCAAGTATCCCTGCGTCGAGGACTCCATCGGAGATCACAGCGCATACCTGCTGGGGGCCAAGAATGGCAGCAAGCTCCGCTATGCCGGACTCAAGGGCTGCACGGATTACAAAAAGGCCATCCAGATCATCAAGGACGGCGGCTATGCGACGGACACCAGCTACGTGAGCAAGATCTGCTCGATCATCGAGCGGTGGAACCTCACGCAGTATGACAGCGGGGACGCGCCTGCGCCTGAGCCGGTGAAATGGTACCGGGTCCGGAAAAGCTGGTCTGATTCCAAATCGCAGAAAGGGGCCTACAAGATTCTGGAGAACGCCAAGAAGTGCGCTGATGAGAATCCGGGCTACAGCGTATTTGATAACGAAGGGGTGTGCGTCTACACTCCGAAGGCAGCAGCGCCGGAGCCTGCGAAACCGGACGTGCCTTTCCTCGTGAAGGTGACCATCAATAACCTGAACATCCGCAAGGGGCCTGGTACCGGCTATGCCAGAACGCAGTATATCCCTCGCGGGGTGTATACCATCGTGGATACGGCGGCTGGAAGCGGGGCCTCGCTCTGGGGCAAGCTCAAGTCCGGCGCTGGCTGGATCAGCCTCGACTACGTTACACGGCTCTGATGTTTTTTGTGCCTGTCGGCTGTCCTTCGGGATGGTCGGCAGGCTCTTTTTTTTGCCCTGAAGCAGAAAATGAAAAAGTTCTCCCAACGATTATAAAAATAGGCGATTTGCAGGCATGGGACGGCAGAGGGATGGACAAGTTCCCTCGGAAGGGAGAACGAGAATATGCAAGTGACGAAGATCACCACTCCGGCTGAAGCGCCTGTGCCTGCTGCAAAGCATCGGCTTACCGATAAGCAGTTTTATGATGAGATCAATTATCACAGGGCCGAGAAGCTGACGGAGAAGATGCTGGAAAAGGGCCTCATCACCTCCGAAGAACATGACCGGATTCTGGCTGAAGCCCGCAAAATCTTTGTGCCATTTCTGGCGGAGCTCCTTTGAGAATTGAGTTGCAATGTGCAGAGAACAGAGGGAACATCGGACTGCGAACGGAGGTGAGACCATGAAAAAGATAACGAAAATCGAGCCCTCAGCGTCCCGGCCCACAGCGGCAAAAATACGGGTAGCCGCATACTGCCGGGTATCCACCGGGATGGACGAGCAGCTGGTCAGTTTGGAAACACAGAAGAACCATTACAAAGAACTGATCGGCTCCAATCCCGAATGGGTGTACGCGGGCCTCTATTACGACGAGGGCATCAGCGGGACCAGTAAGGAAAAGCGGCCCGCACTGCAGCGTATGATCGCAGATTGCGAGCAGGGCCTCATAGACCGGATCATGACCAAGTCATTAAGCCGCTTTGCCCGCAACACCACGGATTGCCTTGAGCTGGTCCGGAAGCTCCTGGACCTCGGCATCACGATTTACTTCGAGAAGGAAAACCTCGATACCGGCTCGATGGAGTCGGAGCTGCTGCTTTCAATCATGAGCAGCCTTGCGGAAAGCGAGTCAGTTTCCATCTCAGAGAACAACAAGTGGGGCGTCCGGCACCGGTTTGAAAGCGGGACCTTCAAGATTGCTTACCCGCCATACGGATACGAGTCGCAGGATGGCGTGATGGTGATCAACGAGGAGGAAGCCAAGTGGGTGCGCTGGATTTTTGAACAGGCTCTGAGCGGTGTGGCCAGCGCGAAGATCGCAAAGCAGCTGAATGAAAAGCAGGTGCCTTCCCGCAGGAAAGGGAACTGGACGCCTACCACCATCCGAGGGATGCTCACGAACGAGAAGTATATCGGCGACTGCCTCTTCCAGAAGACCTACTCGGATTTCCGGTTTAAGCGGCACACCAATAACGGAGAGCGTGATCAGTTCTATATGGAAGACCATCACGAGCCGATTATTAGCCGGGAGGATTTTGAAGCAGTCGGTGCGCTCATTCAGCAGCGGGCGCAGGAAAAGAACATCAGAAAAAACGATCCGCGCTTTCTCAGCCGCTACCCATTCACCAGTAAGCTCGTCTGCGGCGAGTGCGGTACTGTTTTTAAACGGCACATCAATTCGACCGGAAGCCTGAAATACCCGGTTTGGGTCTGCAAGCAGCACTTAGAAGACGTCAGCTCCTGCAGCATGAAATCCATCAGGGAATGCGATCTTGAAACTGCCTTCACGACCATGATGAACAAACTGATCTTTGCGAAGAAGGCTGTGCTGGATACGCTGCTCGAAGGCATCCGGGGAGAAACGCATAAGGAAAACCTGCGCCGGATTGACGCGATCGATCAGAAGCTGGAGCAGAACGTGGAGCGGCGGCAGACCTTGACCACCATCATGACGCGAGGCTACCTGGACCCGGCGCTCTTCACGCAGGAAAGCAACGACCTCGCTGCCGAGGCAGATGCCTTGACAGCGGAAAAGGATCAGCTGGTGAAGGAAATCTCCGGCAACCTTCATAAGACGGATGCGCTCGGTGATTTGATTCAGTACGCAGGACACGCGCAGCCCAGCACTTCTTTTGACGGAGCTCTGGTGGAGCGATTCCTGGACCACGCGGTGCTGCAGACGAGAGACGAGATTGTTTTCCATCTCAAATGCGGCCTGCGCCTGACAGAAAGGATCGGTGAGATATGAGCAGAGGACACACACCTTATGGCTACCGCATAGAAAACGGCATCGCGGTTATCTGCGAGGAGCAGGCAGAGCAGATCCGGAAGATCTACACAGGTTACCTTGGCGGCCTTTCCCTGAGAAACGCTGCGAAGGAAGTCGGGATGAACGTGACGCACTCTTCGGTCAAGCGGCTCCTTCAGAATCCCCATTACCTGGGTGACGACTTCTACCCGGCGATCATCGACAGAGAAACCTTCGATGCCTTTGAAGTCGAACGCCAGCGGCGGGAAGAAGCGCTGGGCCGGGATAAGCGGGAGAAGAAAACGGTGGAGGCCGGTCCTGCTCCGACATCCTTCTGGATGAGACCAGCGACGCAGACTTTCAGCGAACCATACCAGCAAGCAGAGTACTTATACAGTCTGATCGAAAAGAGAGGTTAATATGGCAACAGTGACAATGATACCTGCGCGGCCTACGGTCGGCGCGAGGAAGAAAACAGAAGAAGCTCCAAAGCTCCGGGTGGCGGCTTACTGCCGCGTCTCCACGGAGACCGACGAGCAGGCAACAAGCTACGATGCTCAGATTGAGCATTACACGGATTACATTGAAAAGCATCCCGGCTGGGAGCTGGCGGGCATTTATGCCGATGACGGCATCTCCGGGACCAACACTAAGAAGCGAGAAGAATTCAATCGTCTGATCGATGATTGCATGGCAGGCCGGGTAGACATGGTGGTAACCAAGTCAATCAGCCGCTTTGCCCGCAACACCCTCGATTGCCTGAAATACATCCGGCAGCTCAAGGATAAGAACATCGCCGTGTTCTTTGAAAAGGAAGGAATCAACACCCTGGATGCCAAGGGTGAGGTCCTGCTCACCATCATGGCCTCCCTTGCCCAGCAGGAAAGCCAGAGCCTTTCACAGAACGTCCGGCTGGGGCTGCAGTACCGCTACCAGCAAGGCAAGGTGCAGGTCTGCGCTAACCGGTTCCTCGGCTATGATAAGGACGAGGACGGGAACCTGGTCATAAACCCGGAGGAAGCCGAGGTGGTGAGGCGCATCTACAGGGAGTACCTTAGCGGCCAGAGCTACTACGCCATCGGGCAGGGGCTCACGGCAGACGGCATCCGGACGGCGGCTGGAAACGACTTCTGGTTGGCCAGCACCCTGAAGAAGATCCTGACCAACGAGAAGTACATCGGGGACGCGCTCCTGCAGAAGACCGTCACTACAGACTTTTTGAATAAGAAGCGAGTCGCCAACAAGGGCATCGTTCCGCAGTACTATGTGGAGAATAGCCACGAAGCTATCATTCCTCGGGCGCTCTTCCTGCAGGTGCGCGAGGAGATGGTGCGCAGGGCGCGGGTGAAGACTGCCACAGGAAAGCGGCGAGTGTACAGCGGGAAGTACGCACTGTCCCATCTGATTTACTGCTCCGACTGCGGCGACCTCTACCGGCGAACACAGTGGTACCTGAAAGGCGAGCATGTCCCGGTCTGGCGCTGCGTCAGCAGGCTGGAGAAAAGGAAGTCCGGCATCGATTGCCCATCACGCACCCTGTACGAAACGGACCTGCATGCTGCGGTCATCACGGCTTTTAACCAGATGATCGAGCAGAAGGATGAATTCCTGCCGGGCATGCGGCTGGCAATGGACCGGGCTCTTGCTCAGAACAACAGCCCTCGGGTGGCAGAGATCGACGCACGGTCAGAGGAGCTGCAGAAGGAGCTCCTGAAGAAGGCCAACGCCAAGCAGGGGTTTGAGGAACTGGCCGACGAGATTGATGCGCTCCGGGAAGAAAAGCAGGCCCTTCTTCTGGAGGACGCCAACCGCACGGCCATGAAGCAGCGGCTGGACGAGCTCGAAGCCTTTCTGGACGAGCGTCAGGAGCCGGTGACGGACTACGATGAAGGAATGGTCCGGAGGCTGATCGAGCGGATCACCGTTTTCGAGGATCACCTCGAATTTGAATTCAAATGCGGCCTTGAGACCGAGGTCCAGATGTAAGGCACCAGACCATTAAGCAGGCGCTCCTCCGGGAGCGCCTTTTTACGTTTGCAGGGTAGAAATCCGCAGCAGACCGTGCTATACTTATCCAGTCATAGGTTGATTTTTGAGAGAGGAAGTCAGATGCTTCAGAATAACGTGGAAATGGATTTAAAGATGCGCCTGATCGAGAGCGGCCAGACCCAGACGGAGGTTGCGGAGAAGCTCGGTGTGTCCCTTTCCTATGTGAACCGCATCACTAAGGGCCGGGAGCAGATTGTCAACAAGACCTTCGTGAAGATGCTGGACGAGCTTGGTTATGATGTGAAGCTGACGTATAAGAAAAAAGCAGCTGAGTGAGGCTGCGACAAATCGGTATTTGCTGAGGAGGAGAATGGAGAGTATTGGGAAGTATATGAAAACAACAATAGAAACGCTATGGATGATTTTGGATTTATTTGAAGAGCTTGGGGTCACATACTGGTTGGATGGGGGCTGGGGCGTAGATGCTCTTTACGGAAAGCAGACCCGGGAGCATCGGGATATAGATATTAACTTCGATGCAGCGAAAACAGAAGTGGTTTTGAAAGCGTTAAAAGCTCTTGGATATGTGCTGGAGACGGACTGGCTGCCGATCCGGGCGGAGTTTGCTCACTCGCAATATGGGTACCTTGATATACATCCTTTTGTTATCGGAGAAAGATTTGTCAAACAGGCAAATCCGGAAGGTGGCTATTGGGAGTTTCCCCAAGAGTATTTCGGAAAAGCAGTATTCGAAAGAAGGACCATCCCCTGTATTTCTTTGGAGGGTCAGAAGGTATTCCATAGTGGGTATGATCCAAAAGAGAAGGATCTTCATGACATGAAGATCCTGAAACAGATAACAAAAGAAACTATGTAGAGACCACTGTAAATTCCAGCTTGTCGACATGTTCCCACAAACGTCTAATGGGCAAAAACCGGTGGATATGTTCCTTGCGAACCTAAAAACCGTGGATATGTTCCTGGAGCCAAAAGTGCGAACAGGCAGAATCGTGGATATGTTCCTGACCGCATTTTTGCGAACAGGCACGAAGAATGACTATCTATTTCATTTCCTCGTGCCACGTCGAGACCGTCTGTTTACTAACACATAAAGACTGAAAAGGGCCGCAAAACGCCTGAAATCAAGGGTTTTCCGTCACCGGGCCGGGTGCGCTCCGGGTGATGGGAGCCCTTCTTTTATTCTCTGCGGAAACATATCCAGACTTCCGGCAGAGGTAGCGTCGTGGCTACGATTTTATTTTTTGGGGTAGGTTGTGGCTATGATTTTACTGATGGGCAGAAAGAAATTGGCGGCAACGGAGTGATCAGTTCCGGTACCGCTGTCTCTGTTTTACCGGAGAACACAGTGGTATCTGAAAGGCGAGCACGTTCCGGTCTGGCGCTGCGTCAGCAGGCTGGAGAAAAGGAAGTCTGGCATCGATTGCCCATCACGCACCCTGTACGAAACGGACCTGCACGCGGCAGTCATCACGGCTTTTAACCAGATGATCGAGCAGAAGGATGAATTCCTGCCGGGCATGCGGCTGGCGATGGACCGGGCGCTTGCTCAGAACAACAGCCCT